TCGCTCGGCCTGTCTCGGGATGCCGGCTATTACGGTGTGGCGCCGGTGCAGATATTTTTTCCCGAGTGTCAGATTAGCTTTCTTCATTCAATCCCGCCTTTCTCGACAATCTCAATCGCATTATCAATACTAATGTATGTCTTATCAGACATAAGGCTTCCGTCCTCTCTATAAATCGGATTTCTTTCAGTACGCAATTCCTTAATCACCTTTTCCTTGTCAAAGGCTGTCGGCGCACATTCCGCAGCAATCCGAACAGGATCATTCTCAACTCTATCTTTTATCAGTTCGTTAACATCAATCAGTCTCATTGTCTGCCCTCCTGTTCCATTCGTAAATTTTAGGGCATCCGCTCGGATGTGCTCCAAGCATTGTAGATGTCAGCACAGGGGTTTTGCAGTCTGGATTTTTACAAAACCACGCATCATCATATTCGCATCTTGTTTCCGGCGCTCCTGTGCCTTTGCAACAAATCTCACTCATCTCTCATTCCCTCCAAATTTTCCTCAATAGCCTGTCCGCATACAGGGCAATAATGAAAGATATTATTTCCGACATATCCGATAAAGCTTTCGCACGTCGGGCATAAATAAACATTTGCTTGCTCTGCATATACATTTCCGTGCAGATCAACCATATTTCTTGTATCTGTATAGATGTCCGGTTTCTTCGCCTTCTGCTTCTCCACCGCTTCCCGGCACTCTTCTACGGTTCCGATTTCCCGGTATTGCCGGAGTTCTTTTGCCTCTTCGTTTTCTATAATTTCGCAATCCTTTAAGGCAACTCTAATGACTTTCGATTCATCAACTCCGCAATGTATAACATTGAGAACATCCGTGACTTCTTCATGAAAAGTGCTCTTGTCAAAGATAATAGGTGTGTCACAATATCCATTACTGCGAAAACGAGTAATTATCTTATAAATGTGCAAATCTCCGCTACGTCCAGTTGGTATTTTTGCATACTGTCCAAACATATCCGTATTCGCATGAAAATTTTTTGCTTCATTCTCCGTCATGGCTATCGCTCCTTTCCGGGCGGTACGGCTCTGGAAGAGGACGCCAGGCGATAACATTTTCAATCTCTCCATATCCATCATGAGCTTCACGCCATTTTTTGTCATTCCAGAAATTATACACTGCTATATCAATATCCCATCCGTCCACACCATCAATAAACACAAGATATTTTTGATATGACTCGTTTATCTTTTTATCGAGCGTTCTCATCGGCAACCGCTCATCCACCGATATCCATCCGTCATTCATGTGCTTGCGGATAAATTCTCTAACCCATTCAATATCACGGTTAAAGCTCGCGATATCTTCATCCTGCACTTTCCTTGGCTTATCGTTCCACAGCTCTCTTCCGGCTCTCTGACCGCCGAAGAACGAGAGCTTATCAAGTATTTCAATAGCTTTCTCTAATTCCTGCATCGTCATTCTCCTTTCAGTACTTCCAAATTATCAAAACAATTTCCGCATATCTCGTATTGATAACTTGTGCTCTCTGTAATTCTAAACAAAGCACCAGTTTTTAGATTCTCAACATACCACCCACCGTCTCTCACACGAAATACCACCTTATAAAATCCATCAAATCGTTTATCTTCTACGATATCATTCTCCCATATTCGATTATCGTTCTTGTCTTTCAGACCGGTGTACTGGCAGAGGGTTTCGGTCAATACTTTAATCCATCCCCATTGTTCAGAACGATTTATATTCCACGGAACAAATATAACATCGCTAGGCTCTATATCCTTTCCTAATGTGGTTTTTACATAATATCCCTCAACCCATTCACCGTTATCTATCCGCTTTGCACGGAATAATATTTCTCTCACTTTATAATCCCTCCATAATGTCGCAAGCATGGAATGCCAGATATGGCACAACCCACAAGGGACTTGTAATGATAATAATTGTGGTAGCCAGTATTTTTGATGCATACCTCGCACTATTTATTGCTATTTCGATTATATTTTCGGATATTTCTCTCATCGTCATTCCTCCCACTATGCTTTCATTCCAAGTCTATTGCATTTTCCAATATCTCATGTTCAAATTTACATCCACATTCATTTATAAATTTCATGTTCACTCTCCAAATTTCAAGCGCTGACCACAGATCATGCAGAACTGCGGCGGCCGACTCCGGTTAAAATAATTAATCACTGAGTTTCTGCAATTCGGGCAGATCAGTCTTGTGTCACCGTATGCGTCCTGTATTTCTTCCGGGGCTTTCGCCGTATCCCGCTCCTTCAGCTCCATGATCTGCTCCGGGGTGAGGCCGGTGTCCTCATACTTGCCAATACGCATACATACCTTTTCATCGAATTCGCACTCTGAACATGTCTCATGTGCTCCGTCGCATTCTTCAAAGCAATGTGGATAAAAATAAGTTTCATCATTTTTTTCTGTTAATCGCTCCATCTCCGCTCTCCTTTCGTTTGTTCTGCTCTAAAACAGAGACATCTGATCTCTGTCATACTTATTCCGCTTCGTTGTAAGCCTCTCTGGATGCCCGATCAGCTCCACCCTTCGTTTCTGTTTCAGGCTCGCCATATAGTAATCGTTCACTTCAGGCGGAGTCGGCAGATATATCTCTTCCGGAACCGGCATTTCATGCTCCTCACAGATCTGTACAATCTGACGTTTAGCATATATGATGTGGTTCCTAGTCAGATTCATATTGCACCCATCTGACCAAAACGGATCACTGCACCCATTCCGGTTGAGATCCTCCCAGTGATCTATTTCCTGACGGATGTTATTACACAATGCTTTTAATTCTTGCTCAGGCGTTTTCTTTTTCATGGTAGCACCTCTGGAAAATCAAATATTGACATTTGTCCTTTCACCTCATTCGCCTCTTCTTCATCTCGCCTCTTTCGTTCTTCTTTGTAGGCGTTATATCTTTTCCGGTACTCATAGCTTTTCCCGAAGATGTTACATGCCGCTTTCACAACATTCGGCTCGTAAGGTCTGATCTTCTCCAGATCCTCAACAGCCTTATACGATATCGGGCATCCGCAGCACCCCGTCCGAGTCAGCCCGTACACTTCATAGGCATCTGAATACCTGATCCCGTAGAAATCCTTGTACCATGCCTTATCAGCATCCGAGACATAATAGAGCGGTCTCAGTCGATATTTCCCGTCACCCGTCTCTGTAAAACACATGGATGAGTTGTCTTTTCTTGGAACAGATCTCATTCCGCCCTCGTCTCTTCTTTCTCCAGTGATAACCATGTCGTAGTCTTTCTGTGCTCTGTGTGCGACTTGTTTCTTGCAGTAGTCACAGCACCTCGCGCTGATCTGGAAGTCCGGCGGGTACTCCGCGATGAAATCCCGCATGTATTTTGAAGAATTGATAACCAGCTGAATGTTTGGTCTCGGCTCCCCGGCGGAATTACAACAGCATAAAAAATTGATTGTCGTTTCACATCCTGGATACCGTTCTTTCAGTTCCTTGCGCTTTGCCGCCTTATCTTCTGCATTTTCATATTCCTCTGCAATGGAAAGTGGTATTCCTTTTTTCTGCCATCCTTCCAGTCCAGCTGACATGATTTTCGACACAAACGGCACTCCATATCTTCTCGTAGCAGTTACGATGTTTACCTTCGGTCTGTATTCTTCAATCTCGACACCGTACTTTTCAGCTGTCGCTCGAACATGGTCTTTGATGGCTTTCATCTCAAGTCCCGTGTTGAAGAACGCATACTTGATTTCCGGAAAGCCAAATGCTTTTCTTGTGGTTTCCAGCAGATGTATTAAGATATCGCTGTCTGCTCCACCGGAATACGAACATATCGCGTTCGGATGCTCGTACAAACGCCTTGCAATAATGCTTTGAATCGCCGTGAATTTTGCAGGCGCATCAAAATCTGCGTATGCAGGTCTCTCCGTGTAAACTCTACTTCTGTAAACTTCTTTCTTTGCCATAATTCAAAGAAGCCCGGTATACCCTTGCCCCGGCCGGAGGCTGGCTCCTTTCTACTTTATTTCAATTCCGCATTCTTCTTTAAGCACCTCTGTAAAGTCGTTCACGCTCTCCACATATCCACTGTTATACGCATCCAGCTGCTTCTGGTACTCATCAATGAACTTGTTCAGCCTTTTCTCTCCATAGCCAAACTTATCATGCAGCACCATAAGCGATATGATCATGTTGGCTTTCCCTGCCGCGCTGATCAGCATGTTGTCCTTCCGGATCTGCGTCAGCCGTGCCAGGGCGGAGTTCATTCCCTTTTTCTTTATCACTTGCTTTTCCTCCAAATACTTGATTACGCACTTTTTGTTCTTTCAAGTCTATCAACTTCATTTATGACTGCTAAAAGAAGCTCTTTTGAAAATTTATTATTGTATTTTTTATAGATCAGATCTGTCTCTCTAACAAACTCATCAAGATCATTTTCTGTTAAGCTTGTTTGACTGAATGTTTTATACAGTTTATAGCAATCATTGAATAATTTGTTGACTTTTTTCAGTTCCAAAAAATCATCGTCCTTTCTAGTAACCCTATGATAACCATTACCCAAACCCTGCAAAGCCTTTATTTTACTGTGTTTATTGGCATTTTGAGATTATAAAAAATGCTCTCACGGTTACTAAGTTATCTCATTTTCCTATGTTTTCCTTTTTCTATATATTTTTATTTTTATACTTTATATGATTTTCTAGTAACTTTAGTAACCTTAGTACAAGAAATGGCGTATTTACGGGCTTTATCACGGTTACTAGAAGGTTACTATCCCGTTACTATCCGTTACTATCTTTAGCGTACTAAAGCGTTTAAGGTCTGTCATTCCCACGGTAATTTGCCCTGTACCGGTTCAAATCCGTCTAAATCGCTGCTTGTTTCATCTCGCTCATAGCAGACTTGTGTGCCATACGCTCCGCACTTCGCCCTGCCTCCGTTCGAGTTGTTCAGCCTGTGCCAGCCTTTTATTGAATTAAGCATGATGCTGTGGAGGTCATTGGACTCCATTCGGTTTGGCTTATTGTCCACATTCCCTAGTGCCTTTTGGTACAGCATAGCTACACAAACACGATTTTCTTTCGTGTGATCCAGCCATTCTTGAATAATACCGACCCTCACATCCTCTTCCATAAATACTTCCTGCATTGTCTCTACATAGCCTTGTAACGCTTTGGGAAGGACAAGCGTGGGTTTTTCGTTTGTAGCCTTATATAAGCTCATCGCTTCGCCCCAGGCCTGCTCAAAATCCTTTGTGACCTCTTCCTTGTTGTCGAACATGGACTTCTTTACATGGTCCTTCCGCGTCACAATTGGAAGAAATCGCCTGTTTCCTGTCCGGTCCGTAAGAAAATGGTCATTGTTGGTCGTCCCTGCGAACACGCACACCCGCGGCCGCTGCTCCGTGCGTCTGCCGTATGGTGGGCGATAGGTGTCGACAGTGGATGTCAGGAAGGCTTTTATACTCTCTACCTCTTTTGCCTTTTTCGTAGCCAGCAGCTCTGCCAGCTCCACCATCCACATCCCGCGGAGCTTTTCTGGAGCCTTGTCTCCCTCTACGGTGTTGAAGTTGTCGTTATACCATGCATTATTCATAGATAGGAGCCGGAGAAAAGTTGATTTCCCAATGCCTTGCTTGCCGACAAACACAGGCATGTAGTCAAACTTACAGCCTGGCTTGTATGCCCTGCTTATCGCGCCCAGCATAAACAATTTCATACATTCTGTTGAATACTGGCTTTTTTCCACTCCCAGATAGTCCGGCAACAGGTTTTCTATATGCCCCGTATTTCCGTCCCACTTTTCGTATAGCGATTCAAGCATTTCTTTGACCGGGTTGTATGGATTCCTGTTCACCACAATGTTCAATGCTTCCATAATCTTTTCCATACTTTTCAGTCCATATCGCGCTTCAATAAAGCTCTTAAGATTGCTGTCGTCTGAGTTGTTCCATTCCCGGTATGTATTGACGTGTTCCCACGGCAACGGCCCTATGATGAATGGTGAATACGAAAGAACGTTATATTTGATTTTCCCGTATAATTCCGGATTGTATTCTATTGCCTCGCACATATTGGCTATAGTTTGCCGGATGTTCCCTTTATCATCTGTCGAAAAAATAGGCTCTCGCCGCCCTTGCGTTGCTTCTCCATCTTGATCCACAAATATTGGCTTGCCTTTTTCATATTCAAGTGCGCTATCAACGATCCTCTTTAGCTCTGCGTCTGACAATGGCGGGACACATTTTGCCTTATTCTCCGCTATTGTGGCTGCATATACAGCTTGGTCGCTTACGCCTTTAGCCTGCATCATACATGCAAAACGAAATAAAGTCTGATTTCTCGTTCCATCTTTAATAATTTCCGGCGCAGAAAAATGTTGACTTGTTTTGTTTCCCGTATCAACAAAATAATTTACCGTGTCGTTCGCTTCAGCCAGCTTGATATCTTCCGGAGCATATTCCCACTCATACCGGTTTCCATTTGCGTGGATGGACGGTGGGGCAACTACATAGCCGCCCTCTCCTCTAATATCCACGCCGTCAATTATACCTGCTCTGTTTCGTATTTCCCGGTCAGATTTAAAATATATATGATATCCCCCTCGGCCCGTAATTGCGATCCATGAATCCGGAAAATTCCCATGTTCTCTCTGCCAGTCCTCAAGCGTATGGTATCCGTCTATTCCTTTATCCTCATCCACATCCAGATCAATTACAAATATTCCGCCGCTTCTGCGCCCTGTCGCAATCCCGATGTTTGCTTCTGGATTATCCTGCCACCACGCTTTCACTTGCGCTGCGTCAAGAGTAGCGTCCTTGCATCCGTTTTTCGTAATTGGCTTCTTTCCATGCTTCTCGAGTGGGAAAACGGCAAGCCCCATTTTGATATATTCAACTGCTGCATGGTACATCGAGGGATATTCCATTTTCTCCCACCTCCGAGTCGTAAAAACCCTGTTCCAGCCTTTCTTTCAGCTCCCGGTACAAGATTTCTTTTATTATCTTTCCGCTCGTCTCGGATTTGCAGAATATCGTCTGTATTCCATATCGCGCCTGCCACGCTGTAATGCTTGCGAAATATGCATTCGGATTGTAATGAGTGGCATATCTTCCATTTATAAGGTTTTCCCACGTTGCATCTTCCACGAGAAGGTACATGCTTGCATTATTCTTTAATGCCCGCTCAAATTCCCGCTCAAAGCGTTGGCGGGACTGGCAGAAGCATTGTGATAGTTCTACCAGATCCGCCTTGCGCTCAATGGAGACAGGCGGAAAAACCCTTGTATTTGGCTCATACAGCCATTTCCCGTCCGGAAACATAAAATTGTATGTATAATCGCCATAATCAATTTTTTGCCGTACATACGGACATCCAAAAGCCTCATATCTTTTCTTCGCCCGTCTGGACGGTTGCTCATTGGAATCTACAATAATCTGCATTGATCTGAGACAGTCGTCTATCTCAAGATGATTCATCAGAATGGGATCTCCTCCTGTGTTCCATCAACGCTCATAAAGCCCTCGTTGCCAGTCGCTTCTTTTTTTGCACTGACCATGGTGTCACCTCTTGTATATGGCTCTGGAGTCTTGAAATTTCCTTTTTTGATATTGTCTACTGTGGTGGTGAAGCGGATCGCATTGTATGAAATATCGCGTCCCTCAATAACGGTATTGATTTCTCCGACAAGAGCTCCAAACAACTTTCCCTTCAATGTGTTCTCGTCCCAGTTCCATGAGTATCCAGGATTAGATGCTTCGATATGCTCCATGATCGTTTTGAACTTGCGCTTTGTCCATTGATCCCGTTCAGACCCATCGTCTTTCGGGCAATAGATCATGAATGTACCTTTCCACTTTTTATCCTCGCCCGTCTGACTCTCATACTGATTTTTATAGAAATCTTTATGTTCTCCCTCGTTGACATCTACCATGAGGATTAACCGATCAGAATTGCCGTTTGTTCCTTCCTCAAATCTCACATTCTGAACCTTAACAATGTACCCGCCGATTGGCAGTTTTGCACTTTCTGTGTAACTCTGTATCTCGTTGTAATCTTTAAACTGTTTCATCTCTTATTTCTCCTATTTTTTTAAATTTTTTTATTGCATCCTCTTCACTGCTGCACAATAAATACTTAGATATAATTCCCGTCTCGAAAGTCCGTTGCATTAATTCCGGCTCGCACCTAACCCTTTTTATAAGTCCATCTGTCTTGTATAAATAGTGTTGTGGTTCCATATCAGTATTCCTTCAATGCATTTATTACCGTAACGATATCGTTGTCGATCTCATCTTCCTCGAAGCATCCGATCGGGCTTTTGACCGTGGATCTATCTGTGTGAGTATGGAAAATATATCTCCCGTCCTTCTGATCTGCGAGAAGGACCGTGGTCAGCTTGCTTTCAAGCACGATCTTGTCCAGCTTCCGACCATTGGTCTTGATCCTCGTAAACAGATAGCCGTTATCGTCGGATATTGTCTCCGAGTGAGCGAGAATTACAATTGTGATATCCTCTCTCATGGTCAAGCAATAGTCGATAATCCCATATATATACTGCGCAAGATCTGTCCATTTTCCATAACCCTGTACTTTTGCATTTCGCATCTCTTCCGCTACCATAATCCCGTTTATGGTATCAATCACAGCGGTTTTAATATGTTTCATGTTCTCCTGCGTATTTAGCTTTTCGAGCAGGTTCTGAACAACTGAAGGACTGTCTGTCTGCCAATAGTTTTTTGCTTCCACGTTGTACTGCTTGCGCCAGCCTTTCCAATTCAACCCTTTTTTGTCGCAATCGATATAAAATGTTGTTTTTGGGTCTAAATTCCGAAGAGACGTTGTCTTTCCAGATCCAGACTCTCCGATAATTCCAATTACCTTTGCCATTTCTACTCCTCCCTGTCATATACAATCAAATTGTTATTCACAGCCTGGGTAATGATAATGCTCGCCGCCTGACGCGCACTCATCCCAGTCTCATTCATTACTTCCGCCAGAGCCTCAAATGCCTCTGGTGTGATCTTAATAACTCCCTGCGGGTTCGAGTTTACCCGCCTTGCCGGGATATGTATCTTTCCATCCATTAACTTGCATCTCCTTCCAGATCACTGCCCCGGGATCATCTTCCTGACTATTGTTTTCGCTCGTAGTGGCTACTCCTCACAGGTATATGGTTCCCGGTATCGGGCGCTTTCGGCATCTCCCGGCAGCTCGTTATTTATTCTTCCGGCGGCACTTTCATGCCGATAATTGCCCTTATTGGACGTGTAATATAATCCGGTTTCGTTAAATCCAGATATGAAATAAGTGCGTCCATTCTTCCGTCAACTTGGCACAGACGCTCAAATTCATCAGCATCTACATATATTTTGTTGTTTGACATCCTTTACAAATTCCTCGCTTTCGATTAAAATAAAGTTGATTATTTTCCTGAGTGTTCAGAGGTTGCCGCCTCATATGAGCGCTCATTTTTTTCCGGAAAACCAAGATCAAATATCTTCCGGAGCTGTGCGCCTGTAAATGCTATCTCGCATCCGCCTGCACCCTCTACAGTACCGATCAGACTGCCTGCGCCCTCTACAGCGCCGATCAGCGCGATCCGCTTCGTATCTCCCGGTTTCATATACGCCAGTTCTTTTTTCGTGGCTTCGTAATATCTCTCGAATTCCGCATATCCCATGATTCTTGCTGCCATTCTCTCCACCTCCCTTCAAAACGGCCCCGCCTGCAGCACATATATGATTACCGACTGGATCACATTCAGCGCTAGCGACACTGCAGCCGTAATCTCAATACCGCGGATTGCTCTGTTGCGCTTCCGTCTGATCGGCGCCGGATCAACCCGTTTCGGCTTCTCTGCCGGCATCAGGCTTGTGTGCTTAATGTCAATCAAGTCCAGCTGTGGAAATAGTTCTCTCATATCACTCATGCTTGTCCTCCTCTCTCCCGCTTACGCGGGTTTCTCTATCGTATATTCAATTGTTACTCCCTCCTGTTCCGCCAGAAGGCTGATCAATACTTCAATAATCTTTTCGATATTCACATGCACCACCTCTCTAAAATGTATGCCGTACAGATTGTCTCTGTTGCATCCCAAATGAGTCCGTATTATTGGACACCCTCCGTGTTACCCTACTCAAAGAAGTACTCGATGGATACTCCGAAGTAGTCAGCTATTGCTTTGATTTTGTCGGATTTGGGGGTATATCTGCCAGCCTTCCAATTAGACAATGTTGAGGTTTGAACGTCAGTATTTTTCGATACTTCATAATCAGTTACACCTTTACTATCCCGTAACTCGGAATACTTTTTGTACGAGAACAAATTGAAACCTCCTTTCAGAATTTTATTGACAATAGCTAAGGTTTCAAATATAATTAAGTTGTCAATCAAAGTTATATTTAAAACCAAAGCTATTTTCTCGTTGATAGCTTCTTTTTCAAAGCTATAGCTATATATTAGCATTGATTTCAAAGTCTGTCAACAGTTTTTAGCTTCTTTTTCAAACTTGTTTTGGGGATAACATGTTAGGCACAGACGCCCTCAAAAAACCGCGTATTTGCGCTGAATAGAAACATTTTTATTTCTGGCATTTTGCACAACGATTTTTCGTCAAATTATACAACGAGATGATACAATATTCCACCCCGGAGAAATCCGGGGAATTTAAAAAATTTTTGTTGTTCCTATTGACTGTTGGTTACCAACGCGTTATAATACAATCAATCCATTGGTAACCAACAAAATAGGAGGCGTTAATTATGGCATGGTATTATGGAACATATAGTTGTGGTCACGAAGGAAGAGTAAATATCATTGGTCCAGGTAAGGATCGAGAATGGAAAAAAGAAAGAGCATTTTCAGGGCTTTGTCCTGAATGCTACAGAAAAAAAGTAGAGGAAGAAAGAGCTGCAAAAAACAAGGAGTCCGAAAAAGAAGCAGAAAATATGGAACTTCCAGAACTTTCCGGATCTCCGAAACAGGTCACATGGGCGAATACTATTCGTGTGGAATTCATAAAAAAATTCAGCGATAAAATTGCTCAGACAATTTCCAAAGGGAAAAAGTTTGTAAGAATTTCTGAATTTGGAGAATGCGTGACATATAAATTATCTGATCTTCAAGAAATTGAAAAAATTTTAATGAACAAATCAGAAGCTCGTTTCTGGATTGACCATAGAAATTATACACTTCTTATGTATGCAAAAGAAGCGTATAATGAACTTCAAGAAAACAAATCCATTCCTGAAGAAGTTAAGAAGGAAATCGAAGAAGAAGCAGCAGCTCTGACTGTAGAGCCTGAAAATAAGAAAAAAGAAGGAATTGTTTCTATATCTGTGGAAAACAATTCCATTATGGCTAGATATATCAAGGATGACGAGTTTAGAGAAATAGTAAAATCTTTTGGGTATTCCTGGGAAGGAGTATGGTCAAAGAAAATAACTGAATATTCCGGACCTGAAGAAGATCGGGTTGCAGAATTGGGAAATAAGCTTTTGGCAAATGGATTTACAGTTCGTTTTCCAAATAAAGAATCTATGGGTATGGCGGTATCTGGAAAATTCTCTCCAGAATGTAACAACTGGGTAAAGTACAATACCGAGAAGGAAATGTTGGCTGTTTCTTGGAAAGGACATAATGATAAGCTTTACCAGGAAGCGAAAAAACTAACTGGTTCAAGATGGCACAAAGGGAGCATGTTGGTGCCTGTAGAATTTTATAGTGAAGTCTTAGATTTTGCAGACACTATGGGATTTCAAATTTCAAAAAGGGCGAAAAGTGAGATTGAATCATTTAAAGAACAGTCTGCTAAATTCATAAAAGAAGATGTGAAAGAAGCAGTTTTTGAAGAAAAGGACGGTAAAGAGGAATTGAGAAAACAGCTGGAAAGAGCTGGCGTAATCGAGGATTTAAGAGATGAAACTTAACAATGATCTTCTTCCGCACCAACAAGCGGCGGTAGATAAACTAATAAAATTAAAAGTGGGCGCCTTGTTTATGGAACAGGGCACCGGAAAAAGCATAACAACCATGGAGATTGCACGTATGAGATATGAGGCCGGGAAGATTGAGTCTGCTATATGGCTATGCCCGTGTTCAGCCAAAGAGAATATTAAAAAGGAGATTGTAAAGCAATGCCCTACTGAACTTGTAAAGATTTTTACAATATGCGGCATTGAAACTCTGAGCACAAGCATACGCGCAAATGAATATCTCCTATCTTTGGCAGAAACCAAAAAATGTTTTCTGATCATTGATGAAAGCCTTTTGGTGAAAAATCCTGCCGCATATCGCACAATAAACATTGCACGTATTTCAAGTAAATGTCAATATAAAATTATCCTTAATGGCACACCGGTTTCCAGGAATGAAGCAGATTTATTTGCACAGTTTAAGCTATTAGACTGGCGAATACTTGGCTATCGGAGCTATTGGAGCTTTGCGGCAAATCATCTGGAATATGATGATTACGGAAAAGTTCGCCGGGTTCTTAATACGGACTATCTGGCTGAAAAAATAAGCCCGTATACATTCCAGGTATTAAAATCAGACTGCCTGGTTCTTCCTGCTAAGCGGTACCATATATACGGATTTTCGCTTACAGATAAGCAGAATGAAATATATGACAGATCTGCGGAAATTCTTATGAGAGGGCTTGACGAACGGAAGCCAGAGACAATATATAGGTTATTTTCGGGTCTTCAGGCTATCATATCCGGGAAAAATATAATCTTTGAAAGTTCTGATCATTTCCGAACGGTTGAAATGTTTGACAATCCATTGGATAATCCAAGAATAGAGGCACTCATGGATATTCTTTCAAAAGATGAAAAAGCAATTATTTACTGCCGGTATGAATCGGAAGTATCTCAGTTGTGTAAGCTTCTGCCCGGATCTGTACGATTCGACGGAAAAACATCTTTGAAAGAGCGAAATAAAGCTTTGGAAGCATTTCGATCAGATAAACAGTTTCTGATAGCGAATAAAAATTGTGCTGGATTTTCGCTAAATTTGCAGTTCTGCCATAAAATAATATACCTGAGTAATGACTGGGAGCTTGGAGGGCGGCTGCAATCCGAGGACCGTGTGCATAGGATAGGCCAGGATCATGATGTAGAAATTACAGATATATTTGCTTATGATACACTAGACGAAAAGATATTGGATTGTTTGCATAGGAAAGAGCGTATACTTGACAGCATACAAAGGGAAATAGATAATGCTGGAGATTTTAAAGCCGGAATCCGAAATATAATATATAGCAAAAAACACAAAGTTACAGTGTTTGATTGCTCTGATCTGAAAGAAAGGAATGATAAAGGTGCCTAAGATTTATAAAGACATAAACGTATATGACGCAGCCATAAATAGATATGATATTATTCTGAATGAGTTTGACAATTATTATGTTTCTGTTTCTGGCGGGAAAGATAGCTCCATTATGTTACAGCTCATGGCGCAGGAAGCTAGAAAATACGGGAAAAAGTTTTCTGTGCTATACATTGACCTTGAGGCACAGTATCAAGCGACTATAGGGCATATAAATGCACTTATAGACGCTACAAAAGATGTAGTTGAAAATTGGTACTGGTGTGCTCTTCCGCTCTCTCTGAGAAACGCCGTTTCTGCCATACAGCCTAAATGGATATGTTGGGATAAGAAGGATAAAGAGAAATGGGTCCGTGAATATCCTACAAAAAGGAAAGACATTGTGCTGGTCACAGAAGATTCTCTTCCTGATGGCTGGGATTGGTTCTTTAGAGGAATGGAGTTTGAGGAATTTATTCTCTGGTTCGCAAAATGGTTTAATGAAACTCACGGAGGAAAAACTGCTGCCGGGATCGGGATTAGATCAGACGAGAGTCTTAACAGGTTCCGTACAATAGTAAGCGATAAAAAAGAAAGGTATAAAAACTATCCATGGACTACCAGAGTCCATTGCAAATCTAAAGTTTTAAATTGCTGGAATTTCTTCCCGCTTTATGACTGGAGAACAGAGGACGATTGGACAGCAGTTGCAAAGCTTAATTTGCTTTTCAACCCCATATATGAGCTTATGTATAAGAATGGATTGTCTATCTATGAGCAACGCCTCTGCCAGCCATACGGAGATGATCAAAGGAAGGGGCTGGATCAATACCGCACACTCGAGCCTGAGACTTGGGAAAAGGTATTAAACAGAGTAGAAGGTGTAAACTTCGGGAATATTTACTGCCGGACAAGCCTGTTAGGAAATATAAAATCTGAGAAGCCAGATAACTTAACTTGGGAGCAATACGCTGTATTTCTTTTGGAAAGTATCGGAATGTACGTTCCTGAGGTCAGGGATCACTACCATACAAAAATCAAAACTTTTTTGCAATGGTATGAAAAAGAAGGTATCTCCCCGGATCAGATTCCAGATGAAACTGATAAGAAGCTTGAATCTGCAAAAAAAGCCGCCTCTTGGCGAAGAATAGCCAGGGCTATAGAGAAAAATGATTTTTGGATGTCCAGGCTATCTTTCGGCGAGACAAAAAAAGATGTGCAGAGACTTTTTGAGTTAAAAAAGAAGTATCACAATATAATTCGCCCTCAGGATACGGACAGCAAAAAATTAAAGCGTGTCGCAGAACAATTAGAGAAAAAGGAGGTAATATAATGAACCGGGCAATAAGTGAAGCTGTAAACACTATAGTAAATGAAATATCATGTATGGATCTGGAGGGCAAGGTTGAGACATTAAATGAAGTCAGATCGTGTTTAGGGGATGTAAGCCCGTTTAAATCAGAGCCGTGCGATTGTATTCTATGGGTAAAACAAGACAAGATTCAGGCAAATGAATACAACCCGAACCATGTTGCTGCTCCAGAGATGAAACTGCTCTATGAAAGCATTAAATCAGACGGATATACTATGCCGATTGTAACATATGATCTGGGTAATGGAAAAAGAGAGATTGTAGACGGTTTCCATCGCAACCGGGTTGGACGTGAGCATTCTGATATAAAAAATAGGATTCATGGATATCTTCCAGTGTCTACGATAGATAAGCCAGAAGATGAACGAATAGGCTCGACAATCCGGCACAACAGGGCGAGGGGAACGCATGGAATCAGGCCTATGTCGGATATTGTGTTAGAGCTATCTCAGATGGGATGGAGTGATTCTAAAATATGCCAAAAGCTTGGAATGGATCTGGATGAAGTGATCCGGCTCAAACAGATCACAGGACTTAAAGAGGCATTTATTAATCATGAATTTTCCAAATCATGGGAAGAATTCGAAAGCAAATACTACAAGGAGGATAAGGAAGATGTTTAAGACGTACGAAGTGGGGAAAATTTATACAGAAGCTATACGGCATAGCGATGGGTGCTATTTCGATATTTCGGATGCTGGCGCCAAGCTGATTGTCTATTTTGACAAACCAACTCAAGCCGAGGTGGAAAATTTCAAGGCAGAAAAACGCTTTGAGATGAGATTGGTTGAATTCTCAGAGATCATGGTATTCCTTGTAAAATTTGGATCATTGAACTGGATGGATGCTCCTTATACCCCTCATTTAAGTCCTGGATTAAGCGAAATCCGCACAGAAGAAGGAAAAGGTCTCGGGGTAACGATCATGTTATTCGACACCGCGTCCGGAAGGCTTGAGTCCATGAGGCTTGTTTCATTATCCGAGAAATTCACGAAAAGAATATCAAATGCAGTCAATAACTTAAGTAGAAAACCATTTAATAATCTGTCATATAACAATTTATTAAACATGTTGTTTATGAGATATTCTACTTATGATCTTGTAAAAATGTCTTCGCAGGGATTTAAAATCAATTAGAGGTGAGCACGTGGAAGTAAAACGGAACATCATATTTAATCGGGCCGGCGGGAACTCCGGAAAGAATGCTGTAAATTACAAACTCTCCATTCCAGCAAATATGATAAGAGAGCTCGGAATTACAGAAGATGAACGGTCCTTAATATTAAAATGTGAAAATGGAATATTGAACATAAAAAAGGCCCCGGAGCAATAGCCCCGGGGTAAATTGTTATTTCTGCTTGTTGATCCACTGCTGCAGCTTCTTAACGGTGTTCTCTCCCATGTACCCGTCAACAGTAACACCAAGTTTTTTCTGCCATGCCATGATCGTCTTCTTTCCCATGAATCCGTCGTCCTTTTCTCCAACGCATCTCTGCATAGCTCCGATCAGATCCGAACCATTCCCCGCACCTTTGAAATCCCATGCACCAGAATCAGCTCTGAGCAAATATTTCTTCTGAGCAGGATCCTGATTAGACACTTTCCCATCAACCGGAGTTTTAAAGATGCGCTGCAGCCTCTTTGTGGTATCTTTTCCCCACCATCCAT